CCCGAGCATCCCCGCGATAATGTCCTCGGTAACTACACCCTGTTGAGTGTACTTGATCCGCTCGATCACATCCTCAGAGTTGCGGAAAGCCTTCATGGCTTTTGCCCCAAAGACCGCCACGTTTCCGCGAAAGCCAGTCTTCGCCTCAATGCTATCGAGTTGAGTCTCGATCTCTTGGATAGGCTCACCACCGGAGGCGTCCCACTTAGTGCCGGGAGTGATGTCTCCCGCAGTGGTGGAACCAGTCCACACACCCGCAGTGAAGAAGTTCGCTGCAAAATCAGCGTCTCGCTTGATCAAGAACTGCTGAGTCAAAAACTTCGCGGTGTCCTTGTCCATGTTGAGCGGCGCGTCGGCGTTCGCCCGGACTTGGTCCGCGATGTCCTTGTGAAGACCGAACACGTCGCAGGAGTAGGAAGCGGTCGAAAGACCATAGCCAGCCCCAGCGGTTTCGGTTCCCGGAGCGCGTAGCTTCATTTCACTTCTCAAGAAATCTTCTTGAGAGTATTGGAAATAAAGATCGCTCTGCTTTGGAACGTTGATGATCGGAAACACAACGGAAGAGACAAATTTGTCCGCATCTTGAACGTGAGCGATCGAGATATTAGTCAGGGGAGCGTTGACGTGAACGTCGGCTCTTGATGGATTAGGCATTGTTCAAATTTCCTTTACGCTTGTTTTCCGTTTTTCTGGAAAAGAATAGAAACGATGTCCCCGTCGGCTGCCGGATCTTCGAGAGCAACCCCACAACGAAAGGAGCCTGTGTCGGAAACCTTGCCAGCGGAGTTCGCGTCGCATCCGACGTTATAACCCGCTCCGAGACCTGCTTCGGTTCCGATATAAAGCTTTGTCACACCGTCAACACAGACCTGAGCGGCTTGTCCAGCGGCGGGCTTGTTTTGAAGAACCCCGATAGGGTTCCCATCGTCACCAGTTAGAGCCGCTTCGCCATTCGTATTCACAGCAACGAAGTGGTATTGTTTAGCGGACAAGTCAGTCGCTGCCGCAAGGGAAATACAAATCTGATTCTCGGAGTAAGCCATGACTTACGCCCCCTTCTCATTCAAGTAATTACTGTAAAGATCAGGATTCTCGTTCATAGCTTGCTCGAAAGCCTTGTGATAACTCACGCCCCCGGCAGCTTTGGACACCTTCTCTTTTGCGATAGAATCAAGCCGACCGAAAGCGGTCGCCTCTCCACCGTGAGCGCCGGAACCCATCTCGGAGAACACGTCCCCAGACTCGATCGCAGCGTTCGCGGATTTCAAAACGTTCTCAACTTGTGCGGCAATTGCCACGTCGAGATCGTGTAGTGTCTTAATGACGAGACCCAACTCGTCCGGAGAGATCCCCGGTAGATTTGGGTAAGTCTCAGCGGCTTTGGCGACGAACTCACGTCGAAGACGCTCGTCCTTCTCCTTCTTCACCACTGCTTCAAGGTCTCGGTTCGCCTTCCAAAGGCGCTCGACCTCGTCCCGAACAGCGGAGGGAGCGGACTCAAGGCTTTTAGAGATCGCCTTCTTCAAGTCGTCCTCTTCCTCTTCGTCCTCCTCGACTTCGGCGGAGACCTCCTCCTCGGAAGACTCCTCTTCGTCGGGCTTCGCTTCACCTTCGGGCTTCTCTTCCTCTTCCTCGTCCTCTTGCTTCTCTGCTTTCTCTTCTTCTTCTGGTTTCTTCTCTTCCTCTTCCTCTTGTTTCTCTGCTTCCTCCTCTTCTGGCTTCTTCTCTTCCTCTTCCTCCTCTTCCTTACGGAAGGCGCTCGCGACAATGTCAGCGGATTTTTGCGCGGGGAGGACGTCCTCGAAAGCGCTGAGGATCTTCATTGCACCGAGAAGAGCGTCCGCTCCCTCAGCACTGACCCCAGCGTCTTTTATAATCTTGTCAAACTCTGCGTCTTTCGCACTTGGCGCGTCGATCACAGCCTTAAGGGTATCAGACATCGTTGTCTCCGTTTTTAAAATCGGGAAGCGTTCCTTCTTATTCGCCCCTCTAGGGACGAGGCTCACTTCCAGTGTTTCCAACTCTTCGAGAGCGTTGATCATACGTTCAAACCTTCCGCGAGATCTAAGAACTCCACCTTTGGCATTTCCTGAAGTGTCGTTTCTCGTCTCGCGCCAAAACCACCAATCGAGTAGGCGTTGATCTCGCCGCTCTGAACCCGCTTCCACTCATCATCACTCAGCTTAGTTCCGAGGACCCACGACCCCGAATGAACGACGTCGTTTCCCAGAGGGAACGTATAAGCCTTGTGATCTTTCCAATCCATCGCGTTCTTATAATCAGCGCTGGTCGGATAAGGAACGAGCCAACTCTCAACCGCTTGAGCGTTCGCCTTCTTCTCGTGATTGAACCCGATCACACGGCTTTTCGCCATCCATCCGTGTGCTGTCTCTTCGATCGTCTTTGGGGAAATCCAATCTTTGTGAGCGTCGACCTGATAAGGATCGAGCACAACCCCGTAAACGATCTGCTTCTCCGAGTCCGCTTTCAGAATCGGGACCTCGTGGGAAACTCTCTCTTGTTCAACCTGTTGGTGTCCTTCAATCGACCCCGAAGCGTCGGAGACAACCCCGTCCGAATCCGTAAGAACTTTAATCGTCCACGATTCGGAAGACTTATCTTCGCACTCTAGAGAGTATCTACCCTTTTTGATCTTGCCGTCAATAAATAAGTTGACCGCACCGTCGACCGAGGACTCGACCTCGAACTTCCCGACACCGGGAGGGAGGTCGGAAGATGCGAGCTTGAACGAGAAGAGCCGCTTCGAGTGTTTCGACACGAGGTCGAGCGACTTCGACGAGACAACGAAGACCCCTTTTCCCTCGAAGACCTCCTCGACTGGCTCTCGGAGGAGCCGAGGGTCCTTGAGAATCTTCCGGACTTTCCGCCCCACCTCGCCCGAGTCCCCGAATCGTCGGAGAGCGTTCGGGTGTGGGAGCGTGTAGTCGGCGAGAGGACCTAGAACCGACTTGGCAACTCGACCCAGCGCAACAATAAGACCGCCTCCGAGACTTTCGAGGAGTTCGATCTGATCTGAAGAGACGATCGAGACCTGCGACTTCGTCACACCGAGGGGGTCGAGGTAAGACTCGCGGAAAGCAAGACCATCAGGTCCCGTCAGAAACTCCCCGCGAGCCTCTTCGACAGGGTTCGCCTTCGCCACCACGAAGATCAAGGGAGACCCCGGTCGGAAAGAGCGCACCGAAGCCCCTTCGAGGATCTCACCCAGAGCGGAGAGACTCTCGTCGTCCGCCTCGCCCCTTGTCGCCTTGTGTATATGAGACCAAGCCCACCCCGGAAGAGCCGACTTCGCCAGACTCAACGCCTCTTCTAGTTTCTCTCTTCGATCTCCCACTTTCAAACCTCCCCCTCTTCCGGTGTTTCCTCTTCCGTCGGCTCTTCTCCGGAGTCCTCTCGCGAAGACTCCCCCTCCGAGACAGGGAGGTTCGCAAACTCTCGGACCCACTTCTCAAGCTCATCGTCGGGGGTTAAGATCCCCGCAGCGGTTAGCCCGGAGAGCGCTCCCGCGAGTTCGTTGACGTCCGGAGTCTCGATGTCCGAGAAGGTCAACGTCGGGTAGAACTCCGGATCTGTGTACCCGTTGAGCTTCAGGAGGCGGGGAATCGCGAACCGAGAGAAGACCGAAGAGACCCCTTCGAGATAAGCCCCGAGAGCCTGAGCGAAGAGAGTCGTTTTATTGCTCGACAGAGCGAAGGAACCAACGGAATCCATCCCCAGAAGAACGAACTCGCCAAGAACCGACATCGCGATCCTGCTCTCGTACCGCTTCACAATCTCGTTGACGTCGATCGGACGACGACCCCCAGAACTAAGCAGGGAGAGGCGATAGCCCGAGGGGTTGCCGTCCATATCGGTTTGTGACGGGAGACAGATCCCCTCGTACTCGTCCCGTCGGACTCGTTGGATCATATCCCGGAAATCAGCGAGGACCTGCTTTTGCGCTGAGGTCGCAGAGGGGGAGAAGAGTTCGAGGGGGAGTTCCATAATCGGAAGCCCCGCGAGGTCCCGCTCGATCCCGATTGCTTCGATCTCCTGAATACGCTTGAGGAACCACCAAGATCGATAGGCGTTCCGAAGAATCGACCGACCTTCGGGATTTCCCTTGTGTGTCTCAGTCCGAAAGAGGAGCGACTTCTCGATCGGAATGTAGGCGATCTCGTAATCAGGAGGAGCGCTTTGCCACATCCCCTGAATCCCGCCCTCTTCGTCGAACTCCCACTTCAAGAGGGTAGACTGAGCACGGATCGAAAACTTCCGCCATCCGATCCGCCCGTCGTTGTGCTTGCTGTCGGTCTTTCCGTCCCCGGTTCGACCCTTCCTCTGTTTGTAAAGAATCTCGAACCACGACCACCCGAACGGGAGGAACGAGAGAACCTCCGAGATCAAGTCGATCCAAGTGGTCGACATATCGTCGACGCAGGACTCGACAAACTCCGCAAGCTCAACGTGCCTCGGATCTTCACCTGAAGGCTCGACCCGCCACTCGGTTTGACGAATAAGGGTCTTTATTGCATAGAGGATCGACCCGATAATCGGATCATTGTCTCTCATCTCGGTAAAGGCAGCGATCCCCTTTTCGCCCTTTAGCTGAGAGAGCCACTCCTCCTCGATCTGTCCCCCCGAATGATCGAGACCCGAAGATCCCAAAATATCGATCGGTTTGTATTTTACTTTTTCGACCATGATCTTCTCTACACTTCTTCGAGGGTTAAAGTACACCGACCAGCGTACACCGACAATTTATCGTTTCGCCCGGAGGAGCCGCAGGGTCTCCGGGGTATTTCATATTCTTACCAGTCTTTGGATTCGTAAAGAACTCTTTCCCGCTCACAAGACCCGCGATCGTCCGCTCGTCGTCGTCCATCATAGCATGACCGGGGCGGGAGTGGATATCTGAGAAGCTCGACCACTGGACAGACTTAAAACCCAACTGAACGAAAGCTTCAAATCGACCCGCATTTCTAGCCCGAGAAGTTTCCGTTCTTGCAATGGTCCGCGCTCGTTGTGCCAGACCGAAGCGGCTCGTCGACCTGTTGAGCGGCTGGAGAACTCTCTGATCTTCTGTCGTGTGTTCGGAGTGAGGGAGGAACGCCTGAAGTCGGATCCTCCGAGCAACCTCTCGAAGAGGCGGACGAGGTTCTTCTTTACTCCACTCCGAGAGAGCACCCCCGACGGAAGCCCGGAAGTCCGCCTCGATCCCGACGGTCAACTCCTGAACCCGGACGAGGTTCTCCTCGTGGAACTTCTCCTCGAACAGAGGACGGAATCGAAACCGCCCCCCCTGAACTTCCCCCGCCCCACCTAGCGCCTGAAGAAGTCCGAAATGGTTGAAGAGCTTCAAGAGCGCTCTTTGCTCTTTGCTCAAAGCCTTTCGAACCTTCAGCGGCTTGCCGTGTCTCTTTATTTCTCCGAGGACTTCGGAAACCATCCTCTTTAATTGCTTATCGAGTAAAGCACTGATCTTCCTCTCAAGGTCTTTAGCGCGAGACTCCACCGTTCGAGCGTGACGCCCTCGAAAGCGCCGACTCAGAGGAGCGGGTTTGTCGGGTCTCTTTCTCTTCGCCATTAAATCCAAGCCCTCGGAGCGTGACCGCTCCCAACGTCGATCGCAATATCGACAACCTGTCGAGAATCTAACTCAGTTATTCCCCAAACCAAAGCGTCGAGACGATCGGGGGAGTACGAGGAAAGCTGTGAGTAACTACAGAGTTGATCTTCCAACTCGGAGAAGAAGCCAACGTGTGAGACTTTCCCCTGCTCGTACCTGCTCGCGACTGGTTCCGCTCTCGCGAACTTGGCGCGGCTCGCGTGGACGCCTCTATAAGCTACATTGTCCCCCGATTGTCTGATCACACGCTCGACCATATCGCCCCCCTGATTGACCTCAGCAACTACACGATCCGCGCCCCAACGATTATAACAATCCACAACACAACGCGACCAACCCTCGACGCTATACCGCCCCGAGACATCTTCGAGAATGTAAAACTGACCCGACCGAGAGAGACCGCAAACCACGATCCCCGTCTCGTCCGAGTTCTTGTTCGCTGTGATTGCAGGATCGACAGCGACCACGATCCGAGCAAGGTCCGAAGGAGCCTCCGAAACCCGAGCCTCTTCGATCATGCGTCTCGACCAGAGCGCTCCCGGTAGCTCGTCCAATATTTCGGCGTAGAGTTCTTGCCGTCCGATCGAGGTCCCCTCGTACCGAGAAACCACCGTGTCGAAAAAAGCCTCTGCCAAGTTCGAGCGGTTGTCGAACGTCGACCCTCGCGTCGTGTGAGTCGTTGGGGACTTTATCAACTCTTTGAGAAGAGAAATAGGACGAGGGGTCGTAGTTATGACGCACTTCGGATCTCCAAGTCGAAGCCCAAGAGACATTTGATCCCAAGTCTCCCGAGCATAACTGAACGCTGCAAGCTCATCGAGCCACACTGTGTCGTGTTGTGGTCCTCGGAGTTGATCGGGTTTCTCTGAAGTGTACGTGTGAGCCTCAGCGCCGCAAGGCCAAACGAGGCGACGTCTCGAAGGCTCGTAGAGAGGAGCCTCCCCCGGAGGGTACACGGAGAGAAGACCACTCGGACCCGAAACCATGACGTCCCGAACGTCCGCAGCGGTTCGACCGATCAAAGCAATATGACGAGCTTCACCGGAAGCGACCCGACTTCGGATCCACTCCGAACCCGTCCGGGTTTTTCCGAACCCTCTCCCCGCGAGAATCAACCAGTTTCGAAAATCCCCCGTAGGAGGTTTTTGATCTGGACGCCCCCAAAAATGCCAGTCCCACCGAAGATCAATGAGTTGTTCCGGGGTCAGCTTCCCCAGAATCGCCGACCGTTCCGCGAGCGGCAAGGACGCGAGCAATTCCAGACTCGATAACGTCGAGCGCTTGGCTGGACTCTGATTCGATCCTGATTGCTTCGCCATCTTTCCCCGTTACCTCCTGCCGTACTCGTGGGATAAACATATCCCGCCGCCTCTCAAGCTTCCAAGCCGCCGCTTGCCACGTCCCATCACGAGCCGCTTTTTCGATAATAGCCAACCAAGTTCGGGTAGCTTCTCCCTCAACCTCTTTTATAGAACTCCGGAAATCCCGAATCTTTTCAAGGTTCTCCGAGGGAATCGCCTTTTTCATATCAGGACAAATTCCGTCATTCTCTGCCGTAAACATCCAACGATTATAAGTTGTTAGCGAGATCCCCGCGCAACCGCAAGCGTCTTTAATCGGACACCCGAGACGGATCGCTTTCAAGAAGGACTCCTTCACTTCCGGCGTGAGAGAGAACTTCCGCCCCTGCCGCTTCTTGGGAGCCTTCTTTTTCGAAGCCTTCTTTTTCGCTGTTTTCTTTTTTCTTTCAGCCACCTTCGGACCTCCTCCCCCTATAAAACCACCCGATCAAACGCCGCGCAAGAGCCAACCGTCCCCTAGAGCCGCTCGAAGAGCCTCCCCCACCTCCCCAACCTTCGGACCCATGACCACGAAAGCCGTCACAAGCATCCCTGATCCGTGAATCTGTCCGTCAGTCCCAAGGAACCTAATCCGCCCCGTCGGAATCAAAACCCTGACGTCGTTCGCCCAGATAAACCGCTGCCAATTTCGAGACCCCGGTC